AAACTGATATCTCTACAATTGAAAGTGCATCCGAAAAAGTATCTAAACTTAGAGGTGTAGAATACACATGGGATTATGGTAAACTTAAAGGAAAGAGAGATATTGGTCTTATCGCACAAGAGGTTGAAGAAGTAATTCCAGAGGTAGTAACTGATGGTGAATTATTAGATGGTACTGAAGCCAAAAGAGTGGATTATGGTAAACTTGTAGGTTTATTGATTGAAGCCAATAAAGAACAACAAACTCAAATTCAATCACTAATAAAAGAAGTAGAAGAACTTAAAGGGAGATTGTAATGGCGTTAGTATCATCTGGTCAAATAAGTATAAGTGATATATATACTGAAATAAATGGTTCAGGTCCTGGTCTAAACGCAGGTATAGGTATGGCTGAATTGGCAGGTGGAACTTATGGTACAATCAATACAAATTCAACATCATATCCTAATGATTCTGTACCACACGCAATAAATGAGTGGTATTCATACGACCATAACGCAAGTGGTACTTCTTATAATGAATGGACAGGTGATGGACCACATCCTAACTCGGAGTTTGCATGTGTAGTAGAAGAACCTACAACATCATTCTGGCACGATGGTTCTGGTGGCGACCCATCACCTGGTGATACCGTCTATACTGATGATGGTGGAACTTCTTTAGCAGAAGCAGGATTTTATAGAACGGGGTGTTGTTACATTGAAGTGGATGATTCAGGTGTAGTTACTGATGATACTGCTGATTGTCCTCGATAAATTATTCGGATTATAACAATCCACCATATTTATATACAAACACTAAGGAGATTTAAATGGCAGTTAATATTCCAATATGGCCTGGTAGCTCATCCTTCACAGCAGGTGATACACCATTCGGATACTATGATTCAGATTCAGAGTTCGTTACTGATGTTGATAATATAGCATCGTGGTGTGCCAAACGTTTAGGATATCCAATTGTGGATATTGAACTACAAGATATCAATTTCTATACTTGTGTTGAAGAAGCAGTTACTGAATACTCTACTCAAGTAAACCAATTCAACATTAGAGAAAACCTTTTAAACTTAAAAGGAAGTTCAACAGGTTCAAATCTATCACAAACACAATTAAATGCAAACTTAGGTGGATTGATTTCATTATCTAAAGATTATGGAACTGAAGCAGGTAGTGGTGGTAGAGTAACTTACTACACAGGTTCATTTGAAGCAAATGCATCTCAACAAGTTTATGATTTAACTGATGCGAGTTTGGTATCATTGGAGAGTGGAACTCCTGGTGTTGATAAGATTGAGATTAAAAAGATGTTACACAACGCACCACCTGCGATGGTAAGATACTTTGACCCATTTATTGGTACTGGTTTAGGTTCTCAACAAATGATGGATACTTTCGGATGGGGTAACTACTCACCAGGTGTTTCATTTATGATGCAACCACTTTATGATGACCTTTTAAGATTACAAGCAATCGAATTTAACGATATGGTTCGTAAATCTCAATATGGGTTTGATATTCAAAACAATAGAATACGATTATTTCCAGTACCTGAGCACGCATACACAGTTCACTTCCATTATATTTTAGAATCTGATAGAAGTAACTCAGTAGTATCTAACTCAGTAGTATCTGATTACTCAAACGCACCATTTGATAGAATTACATATACTCACATCAATCACGTTGGCAAGAGGTGGATTCAGAAATACGCATTAGCATTAGCAAAAGAAATGTTGGGTGCAGTAAGGGCTAAGTTTAGTTCAGTACCAATTCCAAATTCAGAAATTACATTAGATGGTGCTGATTTAAGAAGTGAAGCAGCATCAGAAAAAGAAATCTTAATTTCAGAATTAAGAGAAAACTTAGAAGCTACTTCTCGTAAGGCATTATTACAGGCACAGCAAGAAGAATCCGAAGCAATGGAACAAACATTGAATAGAGTTCCTCGTGCTATTTATATAGGATAAAGAATGGCGTTATTTGGTGGAGAAAGAGATGCAGCTTTGTTTAGAAAAATAAACAAAGAATTGATTACGGATATTATTGATACCGAAATCTACTACTATAAGCTTATTTTAGATGATTCTAAAAGAAATCTTTATGGTGAGGGTAAAGATAAGGTATTTTATAATCCTGTAAAGATTCCTACATTGGTTGATAGAACAAATGCAGAACAAATTTTTGATGAATTTGGTTCATCTTACACCAGAAATGTTAACTTCTATTTCCTAAGAGATACATTAGTAGAAAAAAATGTGTTTCCAGAAGTTGGTGATGTGATTGTGTGGAATGATGAACAACATATTGTAGATGTAACATTTACAAACCAATTCTTCGCAGGTAAGAATCCTGATACTTGGGATGGTGGTGATTCACAAGGTTATAACATATCTATTATATGTGAAACTCATGTAACGAGAAAAACACAACTAAAATTAGAAGATGATTTCCGATTTGGGAACGATACTACAAATAACGATTTACCAGTAGGTGTATAATGGCAATAAAGTATAGACAAAATAGAGATGAAAAGGTTGATTTAGGTAGAACCCAAAGTTCTTTTTCAGATGACCCTAAATTAAATAAATCTAAACAGGTTTCTCGTAGAAATGATGATGTTAAGAATTTTCAAGTCGGAATATACGATATTGATTTGGCATTTAAAGATTTCTTAGAGAAAGATGTTAAACCTACTATCGAAGAGAGTGGAAAATACATTCCAGTGCCCGTATTATACGCATCTCCAGAAAATTGGGCATCTGCACAAAAGGATGGATATTTAAGAGATGTTAATGGTAAAGTTTTAACTCCATTGATTTCATTTAAAAGAAATTCATTAGATATTAACACCGAATATTCAAAATTAAAGGTGATGACTGATGAAGATACATCAAGAGCATTTGTAAGAAAATACACACCTCAGAATAGATATGACCAATTTTCACAATTAGTGGATAGTAGAGATTATTATGAATATCATATGGTAGATACACCTGATTATGTAAACATTCAGTATGATGTTATTATGTGGTGTGATTATATGGAAGATTTAAATAAGTTAGTAGAACAGGTAATCTATTTTCAAGGCGGTGCATTTGGTGAAAGATATAAATTCCAAATTAAAGGAGAATCTTACTCATTCGAAACTACAAATGCAGTTGGTGAAGAAAGATTGGTACGAAGTAATGTAACACTTACTGCAAAGGCATACATTATACCTGAAGATAGAGGTAAACGTACAATGAATACTCAGAAAGCATTTGGTACATCCAAAATACTTTGGAATGTAGGATTAGATACCTAATGTTTCTAAATAAATTTTCATATTTATATAAACACAAAGTTTAACTTAATAAAAAAATGTTATGGCAGAAGTAAAACAAGTCAAAGAAACAGAAGTGATTAAATTTACAGAAGAAGAAATCGCAAAGATTGGAAAGTTCAGACAAGAATTTTCAGAAGTTACCGCTAGGTTGGGTGAAGTTGAAATTGAACTTACTTTAATCGAAACTCAAAAAACAAATATTGAGAACTTCAAAGCTCAATTAAAACAAAAGTATTTGGAGATGAGGGAATCTGAAATTAAATTAGCAGGTGAACTTAAAGAAAAGTATGGCGAGGGTGAGTTCGATATTAATACAGGTGTATTTACACCCAACGTATAAATATAATCGTTTCTGATTTTTTGGAGTATTTATAGATATACAAAACCAAAGAAATTAAATAGGAGAAAAAAATGGCAGAAAGAATAGTAAGTCCTGGAGTATTTACAAGAGAAAAGGACTTGTCATTTCTACCTCAAGGGATTGGTGAAATTGGAGCAGCGTTAATTGGGTCAACCGTTAAGGGACCTGCGTTCGTTCCAACTCAAGTCGAATCTTTTCAAGAGTTTCAGCAGATATTTGGTGGTTTAACGGAAGATTCGTACCTACCATATACTGCTCAATCTTATTTGGAAGATGCTGGAACTGCAACAATCGTAAGGGTATTAGGACAAGATGGATACACTCTGGAAAATCCAGTTGGACTAATCATCTCATCATCAGAAGGTCAGAAGTTGGCCGCAGTATTACACCCAACTACTGGTATCGTTTCTGATACCGATGTATTTAAAGAAAGTTCAGTAGCAGACCAATTCGGTTCATCTGATGTATCAGCATCTTTATTTACATTAACAATTACAGGTTCAGAGGCTGTTGAAACTAATTTTTCAGCATCTTTAAACCCAACAAATAGTAACTACTTTACCAAAACTTTTGGATTCTCTGCAAGAGGGTCGCAAGACGCGTTTGTACAATCTAACTTTAAAACATTCCAATCAGCATCGTTCGCCACTGGTGAAGAAGTTGTTGTAACTTTAGATGTTGCAAAAGATGTTGATTACTCAAAAGCATATACTGAGGCAGCTACTCCTTGGATTACTTCTCAAAAAGTTGGTGGTGCTACTACTAATTTAATTAAGTTCCATACTTTATCACATGGTAACCCAACTAACTACGAATTTAAAATCGGTATTCAGGATGTTAAACCAGCTGGAACTGTAGCAGGTTCTGAGTATGGTTCATTTACTGTAATTGTAAGAAGAGTAGACCAAGATAAAGTAAATGGTTCACCATTCGTAGGTGTGGTTGATTCAGATATCAGACCTAACTTAGTTGAAACTTTCCAGGGTGTTAACTTAGACCCTAATTCACCTAACTTTATCGCTAGAGTAATTGGTGATAAGTATATTACTGTTGATTCAAATGGTAAATTATCAACAAATGGTGATTACCCTAACAATTCGGCAAACATTAGAGTTGAAGTAACTCAGGCAGTTAAAGATGAGGCAATTGACCCTTCATTAGTACCTTTCGGATTCGCAGCATTGCAAAATCCTTATGGAACTGCATTTACGTTACCTAACCCAACTTATGTATCAGACCAAACAATCAATAACTCATATAACTCTAAGAAGTTCTATGGATTTGATTTTGATTTTGCTACAACTGATAACTTAAACTATTTAGCACCAACTCCTGATTCATCTACTGCAACTGCAGGTACTGCATTCTACTTAGGTGATTACAATCAGAATACTGGAGCTAACTACCCATCTTCAGGCGCACCATACACTGGAGCAATTGATTTAAATGATAATAATACGGCATTAGCATCTCGTAAATTCTTAGTTCCTTTCCAAAGTGGATTTGATGGATACAAACCAAATAGAATTGTTTATACTGCAGGTGATATCATCGCAGGTAATACACAAGGATATGATTTATCTTCAAATACCGCAACTGGTACATTAGCATTTAGAAAAGCTATCAACGCTGTATCTAATCCTGATGAGTTTGATATCAATATGTTAGTAATTCCAGGTGTTATCCACAGATTACACTCTGCAGTAACAACATTTGCTAAAGATATGTGTGAAGATAGACAAGATACATTCTTTGTAATGGATGCATCTGCATGGGGTGATTCAATTTCAACCGCAACTAACGCAGTTCAATCATTTGATTCAAACTATGTAGCATCTTACTACCCTTGGGTTAAGATTCTTAACACAGATAAGAACAAACCAGTATGGGTGCCGCCATCAGCTGTACTTCCTGGCGTTATCGCATTTAACGACCAAGTTGCCGCTGAGTGGTTCGCTCCTGCAGGATTGAATAGAGGTGGATTAACTTCAGTAATTGAAGCTAAGACAAGATTGACAAGAGCAGAAAGAGATGAACTCTACGAAGGTAGATTGAATCCTATCGCTACATTCCCTGGACAAGGTGTAACTGTGTTTGGACAGAAAACACTACAAGCTAAACCATCAGCATTGGATAGAATCAATGTAAGAAGGTTGTTGATTGCAGTGAAGAAGTTCATCGCATCTTCTACTCGTTACTTAGTGTTCGAAAACAACACAGCAGCTACGAGAAACAGATTCTTATCAATCGTTAATCCTTATTTGGAATCAATCCAACAAAGACAAGGGTTATACGCATTTAGAGTGATTATGGATGAAACTAATAACACTCCAGATGTAATTGATAGAAACATTATGGTAGGAGAAATCTTCTTACAACCAGCTAAGACTGCTGAGTTTATTGTTCTAGATTTCAACGTATTACCAACTGGGGCAGCATTTCCAGAATAGATAAATTAGATTAAGTTCCCCATTTCGGTGGGGAACACAATCTTTTTTTAAAAGAACAATATTTATATTAAAGAAAAGACAACGGAGTAACATAAATGGCACAATTATTAGACCCAACTGAAGTAATGTTCACATCATTCGAACCGAAGATGTCGAACCGCTTTATTATGTATGTAGAAGGAATTCCTGCATATCTAATCAAAGCAGCCAATAGACCTGAAATAACAAATGGTAAAGTAACTATCGACCATATCAACGTAAGAAGATATGTAAAAGGTAGAAGTGAGTGGAGTGATTTAACAATTTCTCTTTACGACCCCGTAGTTCCATCTGCAGCACAAGCTACAATGGAGTGGGTACGTTTACACCACGAATCAGTAACTGGTAGAGACGGTTACTCTGATTTCTACAAAAAAGATATCACTTTTAACAGTTTGGGTCCTGTTGGTGATAAAGTAGAAGAGTGGACACTTAAAGGAGCTTATATCCAAACAGCAAAATTCTCAGATATGGATTACACTGGTGAAGATTTAGCAACTGTTGATTTAACACTTACATACGATTACGCAATACTACAATACTAATTTCGGATTGTTGTAATACAAATTGAAAATTAAGAACCCCAACATTTTTGTTGGGGTTTTTTTGTTTAATTATTTTTATTATCATATTTATTAATAGGTTAACCAACAAATACAAGTTTTAAAACAAAAGAGTAACGTTATGAGTACAGAAAATTTACAAGATGATTATTCATCGAACATCTCCAACAAAGAGATGGTGGAACTCGCCAAACAACAACATCAACAAAAGCAAGTTTCTGATTACAAATTCCCTACTGAAATCGTAGATTTACCATCTAAAGGATTAATTTATCCAGAAGATAATCCGTTAGCATCGGGTAAGGTAGAAATGAAGTATATGACTGCTAAAGAGGAAGATATCCTCACAACACAATCATATATCAAAGATGGTTCAGTATTGGATAGATTATTCCAATCACTTATTATCTCAAATGGTGAAGGATTACCAGTAAAATATGTAGATATCACCGCAGGTGATAAAAACGCAATTATGATTGCAGCACGTATTTTAGGATATGGTAAGGATTATGAGGTGGAGATTACAGACCCATTTACTAACACAAAACAAAAAGAAGTTATTGATTTAACTCTATTTGAAAATAAAGATTACGATGGTAGTAAACAAACAGAACCACATAAAAATGAGTTCGAATTCACACTACCTCGTTCAACTCGTAAGATTACGTTTCAAGCATTAACTGAAAGTAAAGAACGTAAGATTAAACATCAGTTAGAAGAACTGAAAAAGGCAGGTCGTAAAATGAAAGATTTAACATCTAAAGAATTAACGACTCGTTTGAAAAACACAATCACATCAGTAGATGGGGAATACGATGCTAAAGTTATTAGTAATTTCGTAGATAACGAATTGTTTGCAGTAGATTCTAAGTCTCTCAGAGCATACATTAATGAAGTTTTACCAGATATTGATTTAACTTATGAATTTATTTCTGAAGAGACTGGGGAAAGGAGAGAGATGCTACTGCCTATGGATGTCGGGTTTTTTTGGCCTAAGTCTTAATTATAGGAAGTTATTACACTCTCAAATATTCGACCTAATCTATCATGGAAATGGTGGGTTTACCTTTTCAGATGTTTACAATATGCCACTTTGGGCTCGAAAATTTTATATAAGTAAAATTGTAGAGTTTAAGGAAAACGAAAAACAAGCATATGAAAAACAAGTGAAAAAATCAAAAGGTGCAAGAAGATAATAAGAAACCCAACGTAATTGTTGGGTTTTCTTATATTTATACATATAACAATAAGGAAACTGATATGAAGATTAAAGAATCACAACTCAGAGAACTTTTTAAGGAAGTTGGTCTTTCTGAAGATATGTTTGATATATTCAGAAGTAAACGTAAAAAATTGGATAGAAAAATCAAAGATTTGAAATCTGATTTAAAAGATATGGAAGATTCAGCACCTACTGATAAGGATAGGGAACGTCTTAGAAAGTTAAACTCAACACTTCAAACAGCACTTAAATCAGGTGGTCTGAAAATATAGTAATTTATACAAATGGCTAAAAAAGATATTCAAAATCGTAAAAAGGAGTTGCAGGAAGAAATCCAAGCAACTAAAGATTTGGCTGCAGCACAACTTGCGTTGATTAAGAATGCCCAAACAACAAAAGCATTATCTAATGAAGCCATAGGTTTAAAAGAACAACTACTAAAAAAATTAGAAAACGAAGAATCACTTACAGGTCAAATCAACAGTATTCAAGAAGCAATTGATGGTATGTTGAAAGAGCAAATCGAAAGAGGAGATGAAGTTAATCAACACTACATTGACCAGTTAGATAGTTTAAAATCTCATTTAGAAAAAAATAAAGAAATTGCGTTAGCAGAACAAGAACGTAATAATTTAAATGAGGCTGGTAGGGGAATACTCAAAGATTTATTGGGTATAAACAGTGATATCGAAGCTGCAGTTACAGGTGGTGCTCTGAAGGCATTATTTTTAAATAAAGCATTTGAAAGTGTTAGTGCTAGTGCAAAAAGAATATCTGATGGAATTAAAGAAGGTGTAACCCAATTAGGTTTATCAGTAAACGAAGCCGTTATGTTACAAGGAAAAGTAGAAATGGCATCGTGGAGTTTAACTGGATTCCTATATGGTACAGAGGCTATTGCAGCATCTGCAAAAGCAATCACCGCCGAATATGGTAACGTCAACGCCGCCTCAGATGAATTAATTAAAGGTGTTACTGAACTATCTGCAGTAACTGGTGATGCATCATCAGCCCTTAAATTAGCAGAATCATTTGAAGCAGCAGGTGTTCCTGCAGATGAGGTTAGAGATAAAATAGAAGATATATCAAAAGAAGTAGGTATTTCTTCTACAATGGCAGTTAAGGGATTAGAAAATCAGATGCATAGACTAGTTGGTGCATCTGAACAAGAAATAGAGGCCATAATCAAAGGTAATGCCGAACTAGCCAAACGTGGTACTACTATGGAAAAAATAGAAGGTTTAGCCAACAATATGTTGGATATTGAAACTTCTATGAGAAATGAAGCAAAAGCTAGAGCATTATTAGGTAGAGATATCGGTGCAAATGAGATGAGGTCGTTATCAGCACAATTGATGACAGCAACCTCAGCAGAAGAACGTGCTAAAATTGAACAACAAATGGCCGATTTGTTATTAGAACAAGCCGGTACTGCAGAAGAGTTTAATAATCTTAGTCTTGTTCAACAAAACGCCATGGCTGAAGCATATGGTATGAGTAGAGAGGATTTGGCAGTTCAAATTCAAAAGTCTGAGAAACAAAAAGAACTTACAGAAAAATATGGTGAGTACGCAGGAATGATGGAAACCGCACAAGGATATGCTGCAGCAGGTTTATCATTCGTTGGTGATACTGTTTTAGAAATGGTTAAATTAATCGCTAAAACTGCTATTTTTAATTCTATGATGAATGGTGGTTCAGTTCTCGGTAATATGAAAGATGGTGTGATGAATATGATTGGTCGCGGCGGTGGTGGTTCTTCTGGAGGTGGTGGAGTACCAGGATTAGAAGCTACACAAGACGCAGGAGGTCAAGCAGCACAATCAGCATCAGGTAGTGGTGGTGGATTAAAATCACTTGCAGATGGTTTAAGAGAAATGGGTGATGGTAAAGTATTCGCAGGTATCGGTGCAGTTGCACTTGCAGGACCTGCTTTTATCGTAGCACTCCCATCAATCCCATTCTTATTATTTATGGGTAAAGTTAAACTAAAAGCATTAGAAGAAAACTTTAGTGGATTAGCAACAGGTCTTAATAGTATGGCATCCACATTTATGGGTTCATTGGCTGTTGCCGCATTTGGAATAGCAGCAATTCCATCTATACTATCAATTCCATTCTTATTATTTATGGGATTAACACCATTACAACAATTAGCACCTAACTTTACATCGTTATCAGCAGGATTAACCGCTATGGCATCCACATTTATGGGTTCACTCGCATTAGGAGCATTCGCAGTGGCTGCCGCTTTAGGTATAGCATCAATACCATTCTTAATCGCTATATCCTTATTAGGAATAGCAGCATCAGCTGGTTTAAGTGCATTGGGAGTTGGATTAACCGCATTAGGAACGGCAGCAGCTAGTGGATTACCATTCTTAGGAATCGCATTAATAGGAGCATTAGGATTAGCTATGATTCCATTCGCAATCGCATTAAATATAGCAACACCAGCAATTGAAGCATTTGGTGGTGTAATAGTTGGAGTGATGGGAGCAATTCCACCAATTATTGGGGCTATAGCTGATGGATTTGTAACAATGTTAGGTGCGATAACACCTGAAGCAATTGCAGGATTAATGTTATTAGGTCCTGCATTATTAATGGCATCGGTTGGTATGTTAGCATTCTCAGCATCATTATTAGTTGGTGCTTTTGCAAGTTGGTTCGGTGGTGGTTTAGTAGACCAAATAGTACTATTAGGAACTGTTGGGCCAGGAGTTAAGGAAGCGGGCGAAGGATTAGCACTCGTTGCTGATAATATGTCATTACTTACTGAAAATCTAAGTGGTGTTAGTAGTTTAGTAACACCAATGTACGCATTAGCAGGTGGATTAGCAGCATTCGCAGGTTCGGTTGCAATAGGTTCTATTTTCGGTGGTGGGATTGTTGAAACAATAAGACAATTATCTGAATTAGGGCCAGGAATGGTACAAACTGGTAACGCACTTGATACTATAAGTTCAACTATTGGTACGTTATCATCGAATATAGATGTATTAAGTGAATCAATGCAAAAAGTTGCAGAGGTATCTGGTGAACTATGGGGTGTAAGTGGTGCGTTATTAGGTATCGCAGGTGGATTAACCGCAATATCATTCGCAGGATTACTTGCAATTCCAACATTTGCGGCGTTAGGTGGATTGGCTGCGATAGCACCAACATTGATGTCTCTGGGTGATTTCTTTGGATTTGGTGGTGAAGGTGAATCTGATAATAGTACCACAAACACTACTGATAATAGTAATAAAGAATTATTGGAAGAGATTAAAGGATTGAGAAACGATATTAAAGGACAACCAATTGTATTGAATATTGATGGTAAAGCAGTGTCGAGAATACAGAGGGTTGGTAGACAACAATCAAATAATAGAGGTGCATACCAATCATTGTAATAGGAATATAATATGGCGTTAAAAGATTTAAAATCAGACCTTTCAAAATTTAGGATGCCTAACAAAGAACCTTTAGAGAATAAGGTTAGGGTTAAGGTAGAACAAACACAGAATCAAACACCATTGAGTTCTATGATAGAATCTGCACCAAAGATTCCTCGTTCTCAAACAACAACCAATAAAGAGGGTGTAAATCCTCAAAAAGTAAATCAAACTGAAAAGTTTAAAGGTGAAACATCAGTTAAACCAATGAATTTAGAAGAAAGGTTCTTAGGGGAAACTGAACCTAATAAGATGGATAATTCTGAAAAGTTCTTAGGGGAGACAAACCCAACTCCTATGGATAATTCAGAAAAATTCTTAGGTGAAACTAATCCATCTAAAATGGATAACTCAGAAAAGTTCTTAGGTCAAACAACACCAGATACGATGGACAACTCACCAAATTATTTGGGTGAAACCAACCCTAATAAGATGGATAACTCAGAGAAGTTCTTAGGTGAAACTACAACCGAACCAATGAATAGGGAATCTAAATTCTTGGGTGAAACCAACCCTAATAAGATGGATAACTCAGAGAGATTCTTAGGTGAAACCACACCAACATCAGCTGAACCAACATCTCAGTTCTTGGGTGAAACCAGCCCCAAATCGGCTGAACCAACTTCTAAGTTCTTAGGTGAAACAACACCAACTGAAATGGATAATTCAGAAAAGTTCTTAGGTGAAACCACACCAACATCAGCTGAACCAACATCTCAGTTCTTGGGTGAAACAACACCAACTCCAATGAGTTTGGAAGAAAGGTACTTGGGTGAGACTACACCAAATAAAGTAAATCAGAATGAAA